ATCCCCCAAGGCTTGGCCAAGATCTGGCCACGCCCGTTCGCCTCTCCCACCGTCCTTTTCTACGATGGAAAGCCATGACGTGCCCATTCGGACACCCATCGCTCCCATCGAAGTCCCGGACGGCGTCGTAGCCCGAGATAACCTCGAGCGACGATAAGCGAGCGTTTGTCATCCAACCCACAGAAGGAGGTTTAATCCTTTCGCAGGTGAATAACGCAACTCGCCGCGTACCCTCAATGTCAGTCATCTCATACTGCTCTGGAACGAAGACCCACCTAGAATAGGTGAAGCCTTCAATCCAGGTGGCGGGACGGACACGCCCATCTCTTTCGAGACGGGCGTGCCCGGCACGCTGGGGGCATGCTTCCTCAAAGGAAGTTACCAGGCCCCCATCTCCGTATCCCTCGGGGATCCTGCATCGCTGCAGATCACGGGGGAGTTGAGAGACGCAGTATTGCCAAAGCGAGTGGAAGCGCTTGTCGCGGCCGTAATCACCCAGACTACGGCAACTAAGGCGCTGCACACGATTAGCAAATTTAACGAGGCTGAGTGCTTCAAGCACTGGCTCCTTTAAATAGAGTGGCTGACAATCTCTCCCATTGAAGTAATCCTTACCGCAACTCTCTCTGAAAGGGCCAGAGCCAAAACTCTTCGCAGAGTTAGGCTCAAACCCAAACAGATTGAGAAGACGGAGGAACGTGTCGAACGCCTCCGGGGGGACAATTACGTCATCCCCGTAGACGCTGACCTGGGAGAAACCGACGTTTGACATCTTACAAGCTAGAGTCGCGAGACTCCAGAATATAAGGGTCTGAAGCGGAAACGTAAACCCGTTCCCCATAGAGGAGAACTTGTTATACGTAAACCACTTCCCGTCGAGGGTGTACTTGTGTGACCGTAGATCGTCCATGGCCCTGAACCAGTCGTCGGGGAGCAGAAGCTCCACGACGGCACGATTCATAAGGTCAGAAGCCGACTTTAGGTCAACAGTACAATGGGTCCCGTAAAGAGACCCACGGTACGCGAGATGTTGATTCCGAGATTGATCACGGATATCAACACCGAAGCGCACAAGACGGTCTCGTATGACCCCGCCGATACCGAGTTGCATGAATTGATTCATGCAAGGCTCGATAGCGATGGGACGATCCGTCTTTGCGTTCTTCGGGACGAACGTTACGGTATTTCCAGGAACGACTTCGAAGCGATGGAAGAAATTCTCCCAAGCTTCTGATCGTTCAAGTACGTACCGCAGCGCCCCTTGCGTAGTGTGGGGAGTTCCTTGGAACTTCTCATACGCAGAGGTCTTCGTCCCCCCGATGCGAGTTGTCGCACCGGGCCCGAACCGGCAGTTGTCATCCACCTCGGACCAGTTAAGATCACCTAAAACAGAAGACACTTTACACCTCAGCCAGGAGACAATCCTGGAGAAGCGCCAAGAGGTTGTGCTATTCAGCGCAATCTCTGGGTCCTCTATAAATAGGTCAGTTAACTGATCGTTGACGATATGACACTTGCGCTCACACCTCAGGAACTCTGAGAGTGCGACTTCCGTCGTGTCAATCCCGGTACGCAGCCCCGTGTACTTCGATAAGAAGCGCACAGCCACGTAATCGAGAAAGAAGGCCTCCGAGTCCACATAAGAATGTGGATCGATGGTCTTCTGCGCAAGCTGAGCATGCTCTCCGGATTCGAAGAGCAGCCAGCAAGACAGCGCGACGGGAGTATCAAGCGATTCGAAGAATCGCCTAATCAGCTCAGGGGTCAGGTCACGTCGTGTACGCCGCTCGGGGGCCCTCACGGGCCGACGAGAGGCAGGGCGGCGCTTCGCAGCGCTACCCGATACACGCATCACGCACCCTCCGAAGATTCGTTGCCGCACCAACCGTAAGGAAGGAGCAGCCACTTGTCTTCAGGGGAGACTTCCGACGAAGAGCTGGCTCGCGCCAGCTCCTGTTCTAGGAGATGTCTCCTATACACATCGCGTTCGAACCTAGCGATGCCGCGCGTGAGAAGGGAAATTGCAGAACACGTTAAGTGTCCGGCAATAACCAACTCATGCTCAGCACCGTCCAGGCCCGATACGCGAGCCGTCAGAACAGCGTGATGGGAGCCTGTCCAACAAGAGGAATCCGAGCCATCCCGAAGCGAGTCGGACCAAAGGCGGTTCAGCCAATGGTTCAACGGGCCAAGGACAGTTCGTGTACGGCCGATATACTCCAAATTGAAGTGTACCGGCCTACCCCCTACTGGACACACGTGGCGAGTCGACTGAGGTTTCCTCAGTTCGATTCGGATAGTCGATTTCATCGGCTCTATCTCCTACATCGTTGCGTACTTTTACAATCTGAAGACCGAGCTTTGGAAGCTCGGCAAGATAGTCATCGACCATCTTGTTCAGTTCTACGGGAGTGACCAGCCTATACTTCTCACGAAGATAGGTTTGGACCAACCATAGAACGAATCTTGCTATCATGCGCTCGCGTGAGCCCATGGTAACCCCTCCGTTAGAAGGGCAGTTCGTAGTTCTCCATCAGCGTCGTCCAAGCCGCGTTTGCAAGCGCGTTCTTGAGGTACGCATTCAGGTTCTTACGTTCCTGAAGAGAACTGCGGGGATCGTGATAGATCTCCACAAAAGCACGCTCCTTGTAGGCCAACGTGGGCTTCGGCGCAAAGCCGTCGCCAGTGCTCCCAGTGACCGTCTCGAGAGTCGGGACGGAGATCCGGAGAGTCTGCTTGATCGACCCACTGCCATTGGCAGGGAGCTTCTGACCAAGCGTGAGCTCCGGGTACCCCAGCACGATACCGCCAACACGGTCGTGGTACTGCACCACTTCCGAGGTAACGGTGGACGGGCTGAAGGTATGCGCGACAGGGGTACCCTGTCCGTCATTAATGACGATATTACCAACTGCGGCCATGTGGCCTCCTTATCAAAGGGAAATGCCGATTCAATCGGCGTTGTAGTTGATCTCCGAGCGCAAGCTACTTTCGAGGCTTACGATCGAAGGCTAGTGCTAAGAGGGAAAGAGCATTGAAAATGCGCTTACCCCTAAGACCGCCTGGATCTGGTTTCGGCCAACCCGGTGAAGGGAAGTTCGAGACCAGCTCCCGATGAAACACCGCACTTTGGATGGTATCGGTTCCCCGAACCTTCCAATAGTACGGATATGCATCGGCCACGGCTTTCTTATATCTCCTGACAGTAGTAGCTTCGGCCACGCTTGATCTCATACCTCTTACGAAGTATAAGCCAAGTGAGTAACCGACCTGGGATAACCAATCCCCGACTGGATAGAACCAGTCGACTACGAAGGAGTATGGCACAAGTTCCCAAGCCAACAGAGCGGGGTTAGTGATGCCCCAATCGTCCAAGTTGGCAAGGCGCGTATCGTCGACCTCATACTCGATTATCCATTTGCATCGTCTGATGCGCCTGGTATAATCGTCAAAGGCCGCCGCACCGACGGTCGCTCCAAGAGGAACTCGAGAGTTCTCCATGTAGCGATCTCGGCCCTCTGCACGTATGCGCACACCAGATTCTACTCGAGAGTAGAACTTGGTGAGCACAGTATAGGTGTCCCCCACTAGTGGGAGCCACCCATATTGAGCCTCAAGCCAGACACTAGGTGCATTACGCCTAATGTCCAGGGGCCCACGGTTAAGCAAGGACTGCTTATGCCGTCTGCGCAGAGGTATCGAGCGTGACAAGCCCTCAATGTCGCCGCGCCGGATGGCACGGTACGCTGAGGTAATCCGACGGACGTTGGTCGTAAACATACGATCAACTTGACGGTACTCGGCAATATTTTGCGCCACATTTGCTTTGAGGCGTTGAATATCAGCGATTACCTTAGCTTTCGCCTTGACATCCCCGTAAAGGAATGACGAGGTGACATGACCCATAGGATCAGGAAAGCCAACACCGTAGTATTGCGAGGACCCTATTAACCAATATGGTATATCATAGGGTTTACCCGCGAACCATCGATCTTGGCGAACCTCGAACTTAGGGTCAAGAAGCTTCCGTTGGAAGTCCATATAGTGGTTTCTAAAAGGAAGAGGTTTGACATCCGGGAAACCCGGAGTGACAGAACCCCACCACGTCCTACGCCGCTCCTTGACAGCAGTAAAGCCAGTATGAATCTGACTATATTGCTGATTCCAATAAGGAATAGAAACAATCGTTTCTTCTGGACTGGCGCGGGGCATGGGCAACTCCTTATAGAAAGAACCTCCACTATGTGAACATGTCACAGAAAGAGAGAGCAAACCATCGTCTAAACCACGACGCTTAGCCGCCGTGGCATGACAACATCTCCCGTTTTCAACAGAAGACGCTGAGACGAGGGCCCGCCGAAAG